AAACAAATGGCTGAGAGATATGGGCTGAAGATGGCGTTTGAGCCATTTGGTGCAAAATTCCCTGTTGAAGCTGATGTGGATGGTTTTGAAGATGGCGACTGATTTCCCAGTAAAAGGTGAAGATAAAAAAATTAGCTTGCGGAACAGCAACTATCCGCAATTTGATTATGACTTTATTGCCGGAATAAAGAAAGATAATCCAGATATTTATAAAGCTGGCGGCAATATTAGGGGCAGTGAGGCGTTTAATTTATGGACAAAAGCGCGAGATGGTCAAGAAACGCAAGGGGTTATTGATTGGATAAAAGAGCGTGAGGCATGGGCGGCTAGACATTTTGAGGACGGATCACAATTTAAGTCTGGTGAAAAGGCTGGTAGACCATCAAATATCGGCGGTATAATCGCCCAGATGAAGTGGGGAATCATAGGCGTATTGGGTGAGCAAAAAATGAAAGATGTTGTTTTGGAGGCTATCAAATATGTCGAGCAGAAAGAGTATGGTTCTGCAAGTCAGGCACAGCAAGACAGAGATAATGAACGTGCCATAAGCGATTTGAGTGATAATGTTCGTGAAGCATTAGAAAGAAAAGTTAAAGAGCATAACGAAGAATATGGAGACGACTCTACAAAACGTGCAACGCTTTCAATGCTTGCTGAATGTATGTTGAGGGGGATAGGTGCATATAAAACCTCACCAGCTTCAGTAAGACCAAACGTAGCCTCACCAGAGCAATGGGGTTATGCTCGCGTGAACAGTCTATTATTTGCTTTACGCAATGGACGTTTTCAAGGTGGAAAACACGATCAGGATTTGCTACCATTAGGTCACCCCCTGTCAACGAAGGAAAGAGACATGGAAGATATAACACAGCGACATATACAGAATGTTGAGGAAACAGATGAGGCTTACATCATAACTTTTGCCAAGCCTATGGCAGAAATGGAAGCCACTGGCGATGATAAAGATATGGAAGCAAGACCATATCATTATGATGAGAAAGAAGATGAAGAAAAAGAGATGGAACGGCTAGACCGCACTGGTATGGTCAAGCGAGCGCATCACTTTGAAGAAGATAGGTTTATAGATGAAGATACCAGAATGGTTCGGGTTGGCGTTTCAAGTGAAGAGCCAGTTGAGCGTGATTTTGGTATTGAAGTTATTGACCACACAAGAGAGAGCATGAACTTAGAGTTTTTAAACTCAGGTCGCGCTCCGTTACTTTTTGGGCATGATATGAATGACCAGATTGGTGTGGTTGAAAGAGTTGAACTGGATGAGGAAGAGCGCAGACTTCGCGCAATCGTTCGATTTGGTAAAAGTCAACGTGCCTCTGAAATGTTCGATGATGTTCGTGATGGAATACGCATGAACATCTCAGTTGGCTATCGAATAGATGGTCAAGTTGAGCGTGAGGATGACGCGGATGGTATTGTTCGTGTTCGCACCACGCCTATGGAAATAAGTCTTGTGCCAATTCCTGCTGATACTAGTCGGTTCACTGGTGTTGGAAGAGCAGTTTCCGAACTTTCGCAACGATCAGATGAGGAGATTAAAATGTCTGATAATATTGAAAATCAAGGTGTAGACCTTGAAGCGGCGAAGGCAGAAGCTGTCAAAGCCGCACGAAAAAATGATAGTGAGATTCTTGCTATCGCCGCCAAGCTAAACAAGCGTGACCTTGGCGAACAAGCTATCAGGGACGGGCTAGATGTTAGTGAGTTCCGTGGTCAGCTATTAGAGTCAATTGCTAATGATAAGCCACTTGAAACACCTGCATCAGTTGTTGATGCGCCTGTCAAAGAGAAGCGTAGCTACTCACTCGGCAGAATGGTTCAAGCGCAAATCACAAACGATTGGCGTGAAGCTGGTTTTGAGCGTGAAATGAATGACGAGATTGCTCGTAAAGTTGGCAGAGGAAGTGAAGGCTTTTATGTTCCTGACTTTGTCTGGGCGCAACGTGGCGCATTGTCAACAGCCGCAACAGGTGCAGTCGGATCAGAAGTTGTCTTTGATGATTTCGTTCCAACCGAGCATCGCGGCGATATGTTCATTGAAGCACTCAGAGCCAAACTTGTGTTAGGTGAGTTGGGCGCAACATTTATGTCTGGTCTCACAGGGCGTGTAAAAATGCCAAAACTCGCAACAGGTGCATCTGCTGGCTTTGTTGAAGAGCTTGGCGATGTAGGTGATGGCGCAGGAACAGATGGCGCACTCACACTCCAGCCTCGCACAATGGGCGCATTTGTAGAAGCATCGCGCTTGCTAATGATGGAAAGTGTTCCAAGCATTGAGCAAATTATCCGTGACGACCTACTACGTTCTGCGGCTGACCGCACAGAGTTCCATGCTATCAATGGTAGCGGTTCTTCTGGTCAACCTACTGGCATCTTGAACACATCAGGAATTAACAACCTTGATATTTCATCAGGCACAGATGTTGACTCACTAACGTGGGCTGACATTATTGCACTTGTGAAGTTGGTTGAGGAAGACAACGGAATCGTAAACAACGCTTCTGCTGGATTCCTGTCACACCCTGCTGTGAAGTCCAAGTTGGCATCAACAGTAAGAGTCGGCTCAACAGATAGTGTAATGCTCTTGAATGATCCGTGGGATAACCTCTATGGCTATCCAATCCAGTTCACAAGCAACGTGCCTACAACTCTCGATCCGGGGGATGGCGGTAACGATGCTTCTGCATTGGTCTTTGGCGACTTTAGCCAGCTAATCATTGCTCAATTCGGCGCACCTTCAATCATGGTGAATCCATTTAGCGGTGACAAGTCTGGAACTGTCAGATTAACATTGCTTGCTGAAGTTGATGTTGGCGTTAGAAACGCAGTTTCTTTTGCTAAGACTGACGAAGTTAGCATAGCTTAACTAGCATTGGGATGGGGTGGAGCTTAGTCTCTGCCCCTACCTTTTGGGGGTTTTATGAAAATAGAGATTTTGCAAAAATGTTTTATAGGCACTGGCGGCAATCTTATGGCTGGTGATGTTATTGATGTTGATGATGCGGCGGCAAAGAAGCTGATTGATAGAGGCTTTGCAAAAGCAAAGGCTAAGAAAGCCGCACCAAAGAAAACAAACAGGGCTGTTAAAAAGCTGGACACTCCAGAGGATGAGTGATGGCGGTAGAGACAGCAACCGAGCGAGCAATATTTTTTGATGCTGATGATTTCGGTGTTGCGGCTAGTTATACGCGGCAAGGACAGTCTGCTGTCACTATAAATGGGATTTTTGATAATGAGTTTTTCGAGGTTGAGGCAGGTGGCGAAGTCGCTGTTGCAATGGAGCAACCGCGCTTTGCATGTAGGACTTCAGATGTTTCGTCAGCCACAGAAGGCGATACGATCAATATTAACAGCGTTAACTACACTATTCGCGTGGTTCAAAGCGATGGCACAGGCGTCACTGTCTTGGTGCTGGAGGAAGCTTAGTGGCGCATGTCAGAAAATCAATAAGAGATAATATCACTTCAACTCTTACAGGGCTAACTACCACTGGCTCTAATGTGTTCCAAACAAGATTTTATCCGATCGCTGAAGCTAAGTTACCAGCACTGGCGATTTACACAAAGTCAGAGGATACAGAGTATGGCACTTTGAAAACGCCAAGAACGCAGATTAGAACGCTGGATGTAACAGTAGAGGCTTATGTGGCTGGTAATACAAACGTAGATAATACATTGGACACCATTGCAGTAGAAGTTGAGGAGGCTTTATTCACTGACTTAACACGAGGCGGCAATGCCAAAGAGACTAGGATTAATTCGTTTGAGGCAGACTTTTCTGGCGATGGTGAAAATCCAGTAGGAGTGGGACGCTTCTCAGTTGAGGTTATTTATGTTACTTTAGAAAACGATGTGGAAACGGCGGTCTAGGATGAAACAAGTAAAAGTTTTTGATACCGATGGAAATATGATATTATGTTTACCTGATACAGCCGCAAAGCTGTTAAGGTTAGGTTATTTGGCTGAAGAGCCAAAAAAGGGGAAAAGTCGGAAAGCCCCGAAAAAATCCGATGAAACTAAAGATGAGGTTTAGAGATGGCAACTCATACTGGCTCAGAGGGAACTGTTAAAATCGGATCAGCAACTTTGGGCGAAATTCGTTCATTCAATTTAAATATCACCACCGATGTGATCGAGGATACTAGCATGGGCGACTCATTTCGTTCATTCAAAGCTGGTCTTTCTCAGTTCACAGCAGACCTTGAGGTTTTCTTTGATGAAACAGATGCCGCGCAAAACGCACTCGATCCAGCCGCGCAACTAACACTGGAATTATATCCAGAGGGCGCATCTTCTGGTGATACATATTTCACTGGGACTGTGATTGTTACAAGCAAGACTGTAACATCAACAGTTGATGGCATGGTTGAGGCATCGTTCACAGCGCAAGGCACTGGCGGTATTACTGAAACTACACTATAAACAACTTAGACAAGAGGTGGCACTATGTCTAAATATGGCGATATTATACGCAGTAAAGTTTCATCCGAGCTTATAAAGGTTGAGATACCTGAATGGGGCGAGGGTGATGAGCCTATGGTGGTTTACACAAAAAATTTAACTTGTGGCGACTTTAATAAATTGCAACTAAGGCATCCTAATTTTTTAAACAATCAAACTATCGAAGGTCTGGTTGATTTAATTATTCTAAAAGCGTGTGATGAGAATGGTGATTTAGTTTTTGATAAATCTGATAAGCCAGTATTTATGAGGCTTCCATTAACAACAGTCTCAGATGTCGCGGCTAAAATTATGGGCAATGTTGAAACTCTTGAGGAAGCCGAAAAAAAGTAAAAGACGATCAGCATTTGTTTTTAATGTATGCAATAGCTGATCGTTTGCATAAGACAGTTTCCGAAATAGAAGAAATGCCTTATAATGAATTGATGGGATGGATTGCATATCTTGAGGCTATAAAAAGCAATGGCTGATGAAAAACTAAGTATTCGAATTACGGCGATGGACAAAACGCGAGATGCGTTTAGGTCAGTTGCTGGTGGTTTAAATAGAGTTAAAAAATCAGTCTTTTCTGTTAAAGGCGCAGTCACAGGTTTAGCTGGCACACTAGCTTTAAAAAAGTTTGCAGGAGATATTGATGACCTTGCAAAGCAATCTGCAAGACTTGGCATCACTGTTAACCAACTTCAAACCTTACAATTTGCGGCTAGTCAATCAGGCACTGGCGCAGAAGAACTAAAAAAAGGTTTTGAGCGTTTTACTAAATCCATATCAGAAGCATCAACTGGTGTAGGGACTGGCATTAGAGCCTTTGATGCGCTTGGAATTACCCTAACGAATAATGATGGGACTCTAAAAACCAGCAATGATTTGCTAAATGAGGTTGCTAACGGATTTACTCAGATTGAAAATCCTGCCGACAGAGTTCGAATCGCTATGGATTTATTTGGACGTGCTGGGGCTGGCATGGTCAATATGTTGCAAAGCGGTTCTGGTAGCTTACAGGCATTGCGCGATCAGTTTAATTTAGTGACGATAGAATTAACAGGCGAACAGGCTAAAGCGGTTGAGGAGGCAAACGATAGGTTTGATAAGTTGTTTAGGGTATTCGGCTCTATTGGGCAACAGATAACGGCGACTCTTATGCCAGCTTTAGCATCCATAGGCACTGTGGTTACAAGTGTTGTTTTGCTTTCAATATCTAAGACTATTGGCGCATTAAGAGCTTTAGCAAATACTGGCGTAGATATTATAAACTTTTTTAAAGAAAATGATTTAGATCAGTTTACATTCGGTGAGAGCTTTCAAAAAGATATAGAAAGAATTAGAGAAAATTTAAATGCAGTTGTTGAGCCTACCGATGCGCTTAGTAACTCTGTCAACAATGTTGCAGACGGATTTGTTAGACAGCAGACCGCAGTGGAAAAGGCTAATAAAAGTTTTAAGGATTATGCGGAAGCGTCGCAAGAAGTTGAAGCTAATCTAAAAAACGCGGCATTTAAAGGTTTACAAAGTTTAGAAGATGGATTGGTTGGCATAATGACAGGCACTATGAAAGCCAAAGACGCTTTTAGGTCAATGGCTCAAAGCATTATCGCTGACCTAGCCAGAATATTTATTCAAAAACAAATCACTGGTGCAATCGCTGGTGCATTTGGCAACTTTTTTGGTGGCGGCAAAGCTATTGGCGGTGCTGTGCAAAGAGGTCAGCCTTATATGGTAGGAGAGCGAGGCAAAGAACTTTTTGTGCCAAATCAATCTGGAACAATTATTCCTAGCGACAAGTTGGGCGGTGGTGGGTCTGGCGTAGTTGTAAATCAAACCATTAACCTGTCAACAGGTGTACAGCAGACAGTCAGAACTGAAATTGCCTCGTTGATGCCACAGATAGCAGAGGCGACAAAATCTGCTGTTGCAGAGGCAAGGATGCGTGGAGGCTCGTTCTCTAAAGCACTGGGTAATTAAATGGCTATAACCTATCCACTTTCCACTCCAACAAATAAAACAATTGCAAGCATTACTCTGGTTGCCAGAAATGTTATTGGTGTTTCAACATCTCCATTTAATTTTAAGCAACAAGTTTATCAATATAGCGGTCAACGCTGGGAGGCTGATATTACATTGCCAAGAATGGCTAGGGAGGACGCAGAACAATGGGTGGCGTTTCTTATGTCGCTGTATGGGCAAAAGGGGACGTTTCTTTTGGGCGATCCGCTGGGCGGCACTGCTAGAGGTTCGGCATCGACAGCCGCAGGAACTCCAGTTGTCAATGGTGCAAGCCAAACTGGTGGCACTTTAAATATTGATGGTTTACCTGCCAGCGCGACGGGCTATCTAAAGGCTGGTGACTACATTCAGCTAGGATCGGCGGCGACTTCACAGCTATATAAAGTTTTAGCTGATGCAGACTCTAACAGCAGTGGCGAGGCAAGTTTAGACATTTATCCTAATCTGCGGTCATCTCCAGCCGACGGAGCGACTGTAGTCGTATCAAATGCAAAAGGTTTATTTAGGCTTGCTAGTAATGAAACAAGCTGGAACATTAATAATTTGGCTTTTTATGGAATTACATTTGGGGCGGTAGAGAGTTTGTAATGTCAAGAGACTTAACAACAGCAGTCCAAAATCAACTTTCAGCAGATGAGCTAGAGCCTTTTTTTGCTGTTAAATTAAACTTTGATAGCGGTGACTTGAGGTTATGGACAGGTTATGGCGATATAACAGTTGATAGTGAAACATATACTGGCGGCGGTCAGTTGCTTGATATTTCTGAAATTGAGGAGACAGTAGAGACAGCGGCAAGAGGGATAACTATGTCATTAAATGGTGTTGACTCCAGCTTGGTAAGTTTAGCCTTAACAGAAAATTATCAAACAAGATCGGCTAAAGTATATCTTGGCGTTTTGTCATCTGGTGCTGTCGTCGCATCTCCATATCAGCTTTTCGATGGTCGCATGGATGTTTTATCAATCGATGATAGCGGTGATACAGCGACTATAACCATGACCGCAGAAAGCAGACTTATAGATTTGGAACGTCCACGTTTAAGGAGATACACTTCAGAAGATCAAAAGCTAAGACACCCAACCGACACAGGTTTAGATTTCGTGGCGGCACTTCAAGAAAAAGAAATAGCTTGGGGGACAGGGAAAGATAGTGTTGCTGATTTTGTGCCGAATAATCCAGTAGACATGATTCCTTTTAATCTTTGATGCGTTTACCTGATTGGGAAAAAAGACTTATAAATTACATTGAAGAGGTTAGACACATACCTTTTCAATGGGGTTTTCACGATTGCTTTACCTTTGCTGTAAAATGTGAAGTTGCCATTTCTGGCGTTACTAGGTTTCCAGAATTATTTAAAGCAAAATATCACAATAGTTTTGGTGCTAAAAAAGCCTTTTTAAAAAATGGTTACAGGGGCATGATTGACTGCATTAACAGGCGGTGTGTGCAAGTGGATATTAATATGTTACAAAGAGGTGATTGGGCGGCGTTAGATATGCCAGAAGGCATTGCTATTGGTGTTTGCACTGGTGATAAAATAGCCGCCACAAGTGCTATTGGTTTGGTGTTCTTTGATTTAAAAGACGCAAAGGCTGGATGGAGTATATAAATGCCACAAGCTATCCCTGCAATTATTGCTGGTGTGATTCAGGGTTCTGCCATCGTAGGCAGTGCAATAAAGATTGGTT